AGAGAGGAAAGACTAATGGGTTATACTTTAGAAGGTAACGAAATGTCTCTCATTGTCAGGCCTGTAATGCAAAATGATGAATGGACAGGTCATGTAGAAACAGGGATTGCTTGTTCCTCAGAGATAGATTTAGACTCTTCTTTACAGGGTACAATGGTTCACTATATTACTCTTATGGCTGCTTTTCTATCATGGGGAAATGATAACCCTGATATTCTTGATGAAGTAATAGCTTTTCGTGATGGACTTTTAGCAGAAAAGGATGGTTGGGATATAGATGGTGATTATGAACAATACCAGACTGATGGTACTAACGTAATAAGATTAAACAGATGGACTAAGACGGAGGGAAGTGCATGAGTAACGATTGCGGTATAGAGGAGATGCCAGAGTTAGGTGAAGCTTTATTTGACTCTGTTGAGAGGCCTGCTCACTATAACATGGGGGGCATTGAATGCATAGACTATCTCAGGCAAGTCCTAGGCTTAGATGGCTTCATTGCTTACTGCCACGGTAACATGATTAAATACCAACATAGGTACAGATATAAGCGTAATCCTGTGGAAGACATGAAGAAGGCAGGCTGGTATTTAAATAAGATGAATGCGGCGCTTGCGGAGAAACACAAATGAGTGTTAAGCAGTTTGGGGTTACCATGCTGGTAACTGTAGGAAAGAACAATAACCTTTTATCCTCATATGAAGATGCACACGAAGATGATATAAGGGATATGATTGTTGATATATTCTATGACGTAGATGACATCGAAGTTAAAAACTTATTAGTGAAGGAGAGATTATGAAACACGACCACGCACAGCTACCATCAAAGCTAACTGCAATAATTAACCGAGAGGAATGCTTAGAGGAGTTTATCTATACATTTAAGGGTTCACTTGACCCACGCTTATGGTTAACTCTCATTGCGGAAGAACTAGACGAAGTTAGGGCTGAGAATATTGGTACGGCTGCTCACCTTAAAGAGATTGCCGATCTTGTATACGTTATTGAAGGCTTTGATACAGTTACTAGTGGTAACTTTCTACAACTTTTTCAGAGTGAAGAAAGTAGTGCATGGATGGATTTAATGGCTGATGCCAATGAAGAAATTGAGAATGCCGAATGCTTCTATCGCTTTGATCGTGTGGAGGATGCATTCCAGCTTGTACACAAGAGCAATATGTCTAAGCTAGACGATGATGGTAATCCTATCTTTCGAGAAGACGGTAAGGTTCTTAAAGGGCCTAACTATAAAGCACCAGACTTAAGTGATTTGGTGAATGAAGTTAATACATTTTATGAGGCTGCACAATGAACAACGCACTACCAACCGACTATCAATCATTTATCCACAAATCACGGTATGCTAAGTATCTTGAGGGTTTAGGCCGTGAGTCATGGGATAATACAGTCACAAGATACATTGATAATGTAATTAGCAAGGTTCTGGGGCCTTTGAGTAGTAAGAACAATGATATGCAACCTGTAATCTATCAGCTTACACAAGCTATCCTTGGCCTAGAGGTTATGCCAAGTATGAGGTCATTGATGACAGCTGGTGCAGCTGCTGACCGTGACAATACTTGCATGTACAACTGCAGCTTCTTACCCGTAGATGACCTTAAGTCCTTCGATGAGGCTATGTTCATCCTCCTCTGTGGTACTGGTGTTGGCTTCAGTGTCGAGCGCCAGTTCATCACTAAGCTCCCAGAGGTGCCTCAACTCTTCCAGAGCGAGACTAGTATCATGGTTAAGGACTCCAAGGAGGGGTGGGCTAAGTCTTTGCGTCAATTAATTGCACTCCTGTATGCTGGTGAAATCCCAACGTGGGATATATCTAAGGTACGCGCTGCTGGTGCACCCCTTAAAACATTTGGCGGTAGAGCATCAGGCCCAGCGCCACTGGTAGACTTGTTTAACTTTACTATCAACACATTCAGAAAAGCGGAAGGCCGTAAGCTTTCATCCATCGAATGTCATGATATTATGTGTAAGATTGGTGAAGTAGTAGTGGTTGGTGGTGTACGCCGATCAGCTATGATCTCATTGTCTAACCTATCAGATGATCGTATGCGTTCAGCTAAGTCAGGCTCATGGTGGGAGAACAATCCTCAACGTGCCTTGGCTAACAACTCTGTGTCATACACTGAGAAACCTGACAGCCTGTCATTCATGAAAGAATGGATGTCCCTTGTAGAGTCTGGCTCTGGTGAGCGTGGCATCTTTAATCGTGAAGCATGTAAGAAACAAGCAGCTAAGAATGGTCGGCGTGACTCTAACTATGACTTTGGAACAAATCCATGTTCGGAGATAATCTTGCGCCCACACGGCCTGTGTAACCTAACAGAGGTAGTAATACGTGCAACAGATACCCTTGATACTATATCAGAAAAGGTACGCCTAGCCACTATCATGGGTACAATTCAGTCTACCTATACTAAAATGCCCTACTTGCGTAAAATCTGGTCAACAAATACTGATGCTGAACGTCTTTTGGGCGTGTCACTGACAGGTATCATGGACAACCCTCTCATGACACTAAAGAACAAAGGATTGGATAAGACCCTTGAACACCTTAAATCTGTTGCCGTTGCTACTAACGCTGAGTGGGCTGAACGCCTTGGTATCCCTGTGTCTGCTGCTATCAGCTGTGTCAAACCTTCAGGCACGGTTTCACAACTGGTTAATTCAAGCAGCGGGATACATGCTCGTCACTCACCCTATTACATTCGTACTGTTCGTGGTGATAATAAAGACCCTGTAACACAATTCATGAAGGATCAAGGTATCCCTAATGAACCTGAGGCATTCAAACCAGATCAGACTACAGTGTTCAGCTTCCCCATGAAGGCACCAGATAATGCAGTGTGTACTGCTGATATGTCTGCCATTGAGCAGCTACAGATGTGGTTAGCCTATCAACGCTCATGGTGCGAACATAAGCCATCAGTAACTATAAATGTTAAAAATGATGAATGGTTTGAAGTAGGTTCTTTTGTATACAAACACTTTGATGAAATGTCTGGGGTATCCTTCCTGCCATTTAATGAGCATACGTACCAGCAAGCACCCTATCAGGATTGTTCTAGGACAGACTATAAGACGCTCTTGTCTATAATGCCAGAGTTTATTGATTGGTCTAAGCTTTCAGAGTATGAGAGTGAGGATAACACTGCAGGTAGTCAGACACTAGCATGCTCTGGTGTCTCATGTGAGATAGTAGATTTAGTATGACCTATGTAGTCTTAGGCACATCTAACTGTGAGTTTTGTACTAAGGCAAAGCACTTGCTACGCAAAGAGGGGGTAGGCTTCACAGCCTACTCTCTTGACTCACCAAGTAGTAAGTGGTTGTTGACACTTATAAAAGAGGCTGGTATGAAAACTGTACCACAAATCTGGGATAGCAGAGGTGCCTACGTAGGTGGCTTTACAGAGTTAATTCAACATTTAGAGAAGGAAACCTAGTGTATGTATTAGTTTTAATAGCTTATATTTCAGGAGAAGTCCCCGTCATTCGAGGCTCTCCTTTTTTATATTCCACATATGCTTCCTGTAATAGGGCAGCAATAAATGTAATAGACCAAGTGTATCAGGGTGTACCTGCCATTATGGAAAACACACCAAAGGTTGTTCACGTATGTGCAAAAGTACCAGAGGAAGCATAATGCCAACACAAGATATATATAAAGAATGCAGGGAATGTAACGCAATACTAACTAAAGATAATTGGGTTACTTCTTTTAGGGAAAGTGACAATAGGTCATGCAAGGATTGTTGGAATAAGCATCATAATAGTAAAACCAATAAGAGGCACAACCCACTTAGCATGTATGTAAATGGTAGGTATATATCTCGTAAGCACCCCTTGTATAAACCTGGAAACTATAAAACTTTTAATGATGCAGCCTTTGAGGGTACTTATAAGTTAGATAACATTAAAGAGGGTTACGTATACGCTATCACTAACAAAGCTTGGCCTGATTGGGTTAAAATAGGCATGGCTATTGATGCAGAAGATAGGCTCAATTCATATCAAACCAGCAGTCCTATGCGTGACTTTGTGTTAGAACATTGTGTTGCATCTAATGAAAGACGCAAGGCAGAGAAGGAAGCCCACACTAGGGTACTACCTTTGTCACTTGACTCCAAAGGTGAGTGGTTTAGAATACCGTTACAACAGGCAATAACAATACTGGATAACTTAAATGAATACGGACACACTAGAGCCACCAAAAAAGCAGACCCGATCCAGAAGGAAGACGACATACAAGGGAGCCTCTTCTAAGCCTATATCAGGTATAGTTCCTAAGACAGTAAATCAAGGAAAGCTTATTGATGCTATTTCTAATAGCAAACAGGTGTTGATCCTTGGCCCAGCTGGTACTGGTAAGACCTACGTTACAGCTACATGTGCAGCAGACTTGTATACTCTCAAAGAGATTGACAAGATTGTTATTACACGACCTCACGTAGCTGTAGGTAAAGACATTGGGTTCCTGCCGGGCACACTTGAAGAGAAGGCTCAGCCTTGGGCATTGCCTGTGCTGGACGTACTGGTTAAACATCTAGGTCGTGGTACTGTTGATACAGGCCTTAAGTCTGGTAACATTGAAGTAGCTACACTGGCACTCATGCGTGGTCGTAGCTTTGATGATGCATTCATTATTGTAGATGAAGCGCAGAACATTGAGATCAGTGAAATCAAGATGCTGTTGACTAGGGTAGGGGAAGGCAGTACTATTGTACTCAATGGTGATATTCAACAGTCTGATCTTAAGGGTACATCTGGCCTAGCTAAGGTCATCCACCTCTCTAAGAAGTACATGTTAGATGCACCAGTAGTTGAGTTTGGTATTGATGATATTGTGCGTAGTGGTATCTGTGCAGAGTGGGTCAAGGTGTTTATGAAGGAAGGCCTGTGAAACTAGAACAAGAAGCCAAGGCGCACGTAGAAGGCACACGCATTAAGTTCTATGATGAGTTAGCTAAGAATACAGAAGAGATTGAATGTTTTATTAACAAGCAACTCTGGACTAGTCATGAAAAAGATAAAGCTCTAGAGCATCTAACTGCCTTCGTGCTTTGGTCTAAACATTGTGCCAAGAAACACGGTATAAGATAACAAAAAGGGGCCGCTTAGTGTGGCCCCTCTTGCTTTACTCCATTGCTAAGTAGTAATTGATTAACGTGGTTATCTTAACATCTTTCTCACGTTGATCCATGTCTGTTTCTTCTTTTATACCATCAATGCTTTCTTCTATTGTCATGCCCTCATATTCCGTTCCTACAGCATATCTCTGAAACATAGGACCCCTAGTCTTACGCTCTGCAGGTCCAATCGCCTGTAAGCGACCTCTAGTCCAGTTTATGTAGTCTCCTTGGTATGTAGGATCAGCTGCAGCAAGAGCCAAATTGTCACGTGCATTCTTACGTGCCAAGCTTACATAATCTTTTATACCCATAACGCCTACGTTTGATGTTACGTCATTGCTCCCTGTAAGAAGTAGTTTCTTTTCTTCTACAGTAGCGGATTGATACAGCGTAGAGTTAATTAGTTTCTTCATCGCATCTAATAGATGGCCCTGCATAGACTGCTCGGCTAGGATAGCGACTGCAGGGTTCTTTTCACGATACGGGTTATATATTTTGAAGGGGTCTAACTGAAGCTTTACCATCTCCCTTTGTAATATATTAGCGCGAGGCTTGCCTGAGATACCCAGTATCTGTTTTAGGAATGGGTTTGTAGCACGTAGAGGCCCTTCACCAAAGA